ACCTTCAACCGCGCCAGACGCCGGCCCATGACCGAACAGCTCGCGCGACGCTGCTGCTCCTACTACGGATACCTGCGCAACAGCGACAGCATCCGATATCGGCGACGCCACCGCATCGACCACACCATGCGCCGCGCAACCCGGTATTTATCCACCCAACACAGGAAGGAAAACCCATGCTCCAGACCGTATCCAGCCTCGAACCCCTCGAAGAGGTCAGCTACTACCCGCGCGGCGACGGCCTCGCGGACATCCGCATCCGCCGCAACATCACCACCGTCATGCACGGGGACGGCGAAACCGCATGGACGGAATACACCGCCGACGAAGCCTACACGATCCGCGACCTGACCGAACAGGAAGCCATCGAACAGGCCGACAGCATCTGGCTCGACTGCGTGCAGGCATCCAAATCGGACAGTCAGCGCCTCGCCGGCTTGGAGGCGTCCAGCCTCGATCAGGACGAGGCATTGGCCGAAATCTACCAGCTGCTGTCAGGGGGTGAAGCATGAGCAAAGCCATGATCCGCGTCTACGCCCGTCTCGTCATCGCCGGCCGCAAGACCATCGACGACGTGCCCGAAGCGGGCCGCGAAGCCGTACGGGCATACATCGCCGGCCTCGACGAGGGGATCGGAGAGTGAACCCCATAGCCCAGCAGCTCACCGTCTGGGCCGCCACCGGCATCATCACCGCCCTGGGCGGATACATGCTCGGCTGGTGGCGCGGCTACCGACGCAAATCCGACGCCATGCAGACCGGCGTGCGCGTGCTCCTGCTGTGCAAGCTCGAACAGATGCAGCGCGAAATGGTCGCCAACGACGGCATCGCCGACAACACCGCCAAACGGACCGCGCAGCTCGTCTACGACAGCTACCACAGCCTCGGCGGCAACGGGCACGGCACCCAAGTCAACCAGGACATACAGGACGCGCCGATAGCCCCCAAGAAGGTTTAGCCCTCGCCGGACATCCCGGCGGGGGCTGTTTCATATGCCCACCCAACACAGGAAGGAAAACGAATGGGCAAAATCAAGAACAAAAGCAAGCCGCTACAGGCCCTCATCGCGGCACTGTTCGCCGTGCTGCTCGCGTGCACGCCGGCGATCGCGATGGCCGACATGGTCGGCATCGACGTGTCCGGCTGGCAGGACGCTAACGTGACCTGCACCGCCAGCTACGACTTCGCCGTCGTCAAGGTGTCCCAGGGCGTAGGCTTCGAGAACTCCAGTTGGCGCACGCAGGCCAAGTGCGTGACAGACCGGGGCAAGAGCCTCGGCCTGTACCACTACGCCGGCGGCAACAACGCCGAGGCCGAGGCCGACTACTTCGTCGGCCGGGCGAGGGACTACATCGGCAGGGCCGTGCTCGTGCTCGACTGGGAGTCCTATCAGAACGCCCAGTGGGGCAATTCCGACTGGGTTCGCCGGTTCGTCCAGCGCGTCCACACGCTTACCGGCGTATGGCCGATGGTGTACACCAGCGCCGGATACCTGAACCAGCTCCCCAGCGACGTGAGAGCCAACTGCGGACTCTGGGTCGCGCAGTACGCCAGCAACGCTCCCACCGGCTACCAGAGCCGACCGTGGAACTACGCGATCTACGGCGAGGCCATGCGCCAGTACACCTCCAACGGATGGATCAGCGGCTACAACGGGCCGCTCGACCTCAACTACTTCCGAGGCGACGCATCCCAGTGGCAGGCCTACGCCAACCCCGCCGGCGCAGCCAAGCCCGTAACCCCGCCGCCGACCGAGAAGCCGCCGACCCAGACCATCGACCTACAGGCACTCGCGACCGCCACGATCCGTGGCGACTACGGCAACGGCCAGCAGCGCCGCGACGCGCTCGGCGCGAACTACGACAAGGTAATGGCGATAGTCAACCAGCGCCTCGGCTCCGCGACCGTAGCGACGCAGCAGACCACGCAGGCCAACACGACCCGCGTGACCGTCCGCTCCGGCGACACCATGAGCGGCATCGCCTCGCGCACAGGCCTGTGGCCGCTGTCCAGGTGGAGCGTGCCAAGCGGCAACCTCAACCTGATCTATCCCGGTCAGGTCGTCACCTACAACGGCGGCGGCAGCGTCGCCACCGGCAGCAACGCCCCACCGGCCACCCGCACCGTGACCGTGCGCAGCGGCGACACCCTCAGCGGCATCGCCGCCCGCCTCGGCATCGGCTACACGCAGCTCACCGGCTATCGCAGCGGCAACCCCAACGTGATCTACCCCGGCGAAGTGCTGCACTACTGAACTACTGAGAACCCGAACCCAACCTGGGAATCCTGCACCTTGGCCGGGCGGGGTTCCTAGGTTCCAAATCACAGAATCGAGGACAATATGACCGACGAAAACACCGACCCCCAGACCGCCGGCACGGAGCCGACCGTGCCCGATTGGCTGCTGCCGAACCGAGCCTATGACGTGCTCAAATGGGTCGCGCTGATCGTGCTGCCGGCCATCGGCGTGCTCGTGCAGACCCTCGGCCCCGTATGGGGCTGGACGTGGGCCGATCCGGCCGCGACGACCATCAACGCCGTCGCCCTGACCATCGGCGTCGTCATCGGCGCAAGCACCCTCAAGGCCCGCGCATCCAAGGCCTGACATAACAAAGCCCCCGAACCTACCGCACTCACGGTATGGCTC